TGAATACATTGCGGTACGTAAATGATTTGGGCTTTGTTTTGGTTTTTATTAATACCTATTAAATTTTGGATAGCGTTTCAAATATTATTATGGGTATATAAAATGTGGTTAGGAATATTATGAGTGTGATTAAAGAAGTAAGTGTACATGACGAATTAAAACGTGCACGTGATGAATTTTACGATGCAATGTTTGAAGGTGACGAAGAACGTATGTGTGCAGCTAATAATGCTGTAGGGTATTATGAATCAATGGGTGGGGTGTCGTGCCCCGAGTACCCAGGCTTTTAAAGGAGAAATAGAATGATAAAAGAGCTGAATGAAGTAAGTAAAAAAATATATGATATCTGTGTTAAAGCAGAGAATGAAAAATGGTCGTTTGATCATTTAATAGATCATTTACAAGTAAACGCCAAATGCCATGGTGTACCTTTTCCTACATTAATGCTTCTTGAAATAGTAGATCAATTTATTAAAGATCGTCCTATGCGTGACAAACGTAAAGAAACACAAGGAGAAGATGTGCAGGAAGGATTTGATCGCGTTTCACCCAAGTGGAACTAATGGATATAAACAACATACCAATGGTACGTGTGACATGGGTTGACGCACGCGATACGGAAACAGGTTGGCTTGACATAAAAGAAGTTATAGCTGCACCGTTAGCAATATGTCAGGAAGTTGGTTGGATGGCTGTGAATAATAAAGAGAAAATTGTTATTATGCGGTCATATAGCAAAGATAAAGAGGACACATCAGGTGGTGGAGCGATTGCCATACCACAAGGATGGGTTAAAAAAATAGAATATTTACAGGTGGGACATGCAGACGTACGAAATTAATTTATGGTTAGATAAGAAAGTTATTGAGAAGATAATAAAACAGTTTGAAAAGGATGAGGACGTAATGGCGTATATTAAGGATAATTTTGATACAGCTCCTAGTCCAGAGTTTCCTTCATTAGATCCCACGCGTGGTTATACACGGCCCAAGGCTTCTAAATACATTATTACCTGGGCCAAGGTACATACATATGTGCGTAAGAAAGGTCCTACAAGAATACAGTTAACTGAAGATGAGAAAGAAATTCAAAAAACCTTGGAATCATCAATAACAAAAGAAGCTATTGATGAATGGGGTCATAATGAGATGTTACGTGAAGTAAGAAAAGAATATTGGAGTCATCCGGATGCAAAAGGCCTTGAAGAAAAAAAATAAAGAAGGGCTAACACCCAAACAAAAGAAGTTTTATGATGTTATTAAATCATTTATAAAAGCCAATGGCTACGCACCATCATACGAAGAAATGAAACAATTAAATGGTATGCATTCTAAGAGTCAAGTTCATGGTTATGTACACAGGCTCATAGCACGTGGTTGGTTAAAAAATGGGAATGGCAGAAATCGGTCAATTTCTATTGTATGAGGCATATGTATAGTGTATATTTTGCTCAAGAATGTTTTACTTTTTTTAAATACCGGGATATTGGTGACACAGTGACACATTTGACGATTAAGTTATATAATTCAATGGTTTATCTTGTGGCACCTATGTGTCACTACTCTAAACAACGCAAGGCACTTTTTTGTTTTTTAAGAAATAAAATGAGTAAAAACTCAACTATACAGCGGGTTACAGCATGGTAGATAAAAGATTGACTAGTGACACAAGTGGTGCCACAAAAGATATGTCTTTGAAGCATCCAAAGGATGAGCAAGGATTGACAGATAAACAGAAAATCTTTGTTAAGATATATACAGAGAATGAAGGTAGACTAACACCAACAGAATGTGCAAGACAGGCTGGTTACTCAGAGGGTTCTGCTAATGTTACTTCGTCTTTATTATTAAATGGTAAACGCTATCCAAAGGTTGTAGAAGCTGTTATTGCAAGGCGCGCTGAAATTGAAAAGACACACGAAGTTAAACTAAATAAACATGTACAAGAGTTGGCCAGACTTCGTGAAAAGGCACTTAGTGAAAAATCTTATAGTGCTGCTGTTAATGCTGAGCGCTTGCGAGGGCAAGCTGCAGGATTGTACATCGATAGAAAAGAAATCAGAACAGGTGCAATTGACAGTATGTCTAGAGAAGAAGTTTTAGCTAAGTTAAAGGAAATAGGATTAGATGGTAAATTCAACAAAGAAGGATCTCAAACAGTTCTTTCAGTCAAAGAAGAATCCAATAGCGAAGAGCTTAAAGACATCACGCCAGTGGAGTCAGAAGATAGTAAAGAGTAAGAAAAAGTATGACCGTAAAACCAGAGACAAGTTTTTGGAAGAGTTTAAAGAAATTATTGGAAGGTGGTGAATATATTGTTTCACGCCTTGAAAGTTATGTTACGCCAGGATTCCCAGATTGCCTTATTTATAACAAGGTTACAGGTTTCTTCACAGTTGAATTAAAGATAGCGCAAGCTAATAATAAAGTTAATATATCCCCCTTTCAAATTGCCTGGAATATGCGTCACGCATTAGCTGGATCACAGTCATACATCTTGGTTAACCTTCCTCTTAGGGGCAAGGTTAAATTGTTTCATGGTTGCAAAACCAAGGAACTTGGCCAAAGCACCGTGGACCTTGTGCCTGGGCTTTATGAGGGAAGGCTCGAGGACCTTGATCTGTGTCAAGTCATTTCAAACTCCCAAACTCCCCTTATATAAAAAAATCTGGGGATAACCTGTGGATAACTTTGCGAGCTGGCGCCCGCTGCGCCCGGCGCCCAAACTCCCTGAAACTCCTTTAATTTTTCCCAGTTTTCTGCGAATTCGTTGTACCTGCTTCGTTGCCCAGCTGCCCGGGCTTCCAGGAGCTGAGATGCAAACTCCCAAACTCCCCGCAGTTTTCCTAGGTTTTTTGTACCATCTTTGATCCTGCCGACTGGCCGGGCCCGCTGCGCGAACGCTGAGCTTCAGGGTAAAAGTTATCCCCAACAAATTTTGTGGAGAGGTTGCATGTAATGTCATTAGGTGTTATATTATATATAGAAATAGAACAAAGGAGTTCATATGGTTATAAGAGAAGATGAAGATACATTGGTTACTGCATTAAGTAGAATAGCAGAAGCGATAGAAGATAACACAGATATACTTAAAGGTATTAAAGCACATTATGATGGTGTTGTCCCTGTCATGACACGCAATGCAAAAAGAATAGAGGAGATACAAACGAAAGAAGAAAAAGGATTTACTGAACAAGTTAGAGGCATATTCGCCAGTTGATGTCAAACTCCTAAACTCCCCAGTTATAAAAAACTGGGGATAACCTGTGGATAACTCGAAGTTGTCGCCCGGGCGCTGCGCGCCTACCAAACTCAAACTCCCAAACTCCCTTACATAAAAAAATCAAGGTTTCTGCTGTTTTCTAAATGGCATGTTTACGCACCGGGCGCGCGCCGGGAGTTCCTGTGCAACCTTCGGAATAAAAACCTTGGATTTCTCCCATTTTTTATTGCCCGGGTCTTGACTTCAGGATCCAGGAAGCATATATAGTAACCAGGAAGCAGGTGTAATATCCTGAATCTTAATAGAAATAGGATAAGAAAGGACGGAAATGCTTGATTTTTTAGTGGCAGTATTAATACCTCTGAAGCTCCTGCTGCTGGTGATGGGCTGCTGGTTCCTGCTGCATTGGCTACTGGCGTAGCTGCTGAGATGCAAACTCCCAAACTCCTTAGATAATACTAAACAATAATAAGATCGGTTGGATGCCAGTTGTGTTACCGGCCCGGGCGCCCGCTGGTCTTCCGTGCAAGTTTTATTACTTCGCACTTGTCATCGAATTGGATTCGTGTTATTACTGCAGATAGAAAGAGAAAGGACTACTATGATTCGTTGGAACAAATGGACTACTGATTATACATATACTTATGAATGGCATGATGGGGCTTGGCGACTTATCCACAAGAAAAGTAATCGACCCATTGTACATTGGTTTAAGTCATGGTATACTAAACCTAGTTATTTAACAGAGTGTGGTCAGCAACTAAGACGCTAACAGTAGAAACAAGCACTCGGTAAGGCATGGTAGTTATATCTGTAAGTCCTAAACTAATTGTCACTTTAGTTCAGTCGACAATACAGGGGCGATACCAAAACTATTGCCCCTCACAAACTCCCAAGCTCCCCAATTACAATAATAAAACGATGCCCGGGCTCACTTCGTTCGCCGCCCGGTACGGCAGGTGTTCGCTGAGATGCAGACGTAAAAAAAGGGTAGCTCGGAAGATACTACCCTTTGTAATGACTACGTTTAGTAGGATATAACTTACATAGTCAAACCCATTCTCTTTAATATGTATCCTATATCTGATTGCATATGATGTATTAGTTCTACTCTATCTTCCTTGTCTTGTGCAACCCATTCAATAATAGAGTTGCATAACACACCACTAATTAACTTCCAATCAAGACTGTCCTTTTGTGGTACTTTACTTATAAGTTCCTCAAGGTTTCCAGTTGTTGCTTGGTCTTTGCTGTATTCTATTATCTCCTTGAATACAGGTGTTACGTCTACGTTGTTTATAGACTGTGTCTTTACTAGGTCATTTGCCATTGTTATATCCTTTCTATTTATATTTATTAGATACCATGTATCCATGCATATTAATATAGCTACTTGCATTAAGTTGTGGATATCCTGTGGATAAGTCGTGCCCGGGTGTGACATCGTGTCGCGCGACAAATTGTCGCAGCGCGCCCGGGACTTAAGTGCATTACTCCTTGTCTGCGGCTCACTCCGTTCGCCGCCTGCGCTTAGGCCATCCCCCCCTTTTGAGATGGGACCCCTATAGTTTTGGGTGTATACTGTTTGAGAGTGACAATACTGTAGGAAAACGTTATAATGCAGTTTCTAAAAAATTTTTAAAAAATGGAAAACAATTCGCAGTTAGAATCGCTTGATACTAATACTCTAAAACTTATTCTTAAAAATGCTGTTGAAGAAACCCGTGAAAAACAACAGGGTGACTTTATGCAGTTTGTTAAACAGGTTTGGCCAGAATTTATTGAAGGCAAGCACCACAAAATTTATGCAGAAAAATTAAATCGTATTGCAAACGGTGAGCTTAAAAGACTTATTGTCAATATGCCACCTAGACACACAAAGTCAGAATTTGCGTCGCATTTATTTCCTGCATTTTACATGGGCCGTCACCCAAACGCCAAGCTTATACAAACTACACACACTGGAGAACTAGCTATTCGTTTTGGTCGTAAGGCCAAGAACCTTATTGAATCAGAAGAGTACAGTTCTGTTTTTCCACATGTTACATTGGCAGCAGATTCGAAAGCTGCAGGACGATGGGAATCAAATCATAAGGGTGAATATTTTGCAGCTGGTGTAGGTGGAGCAATAACCGGACGTGGTGCGGATTTATTAATTATTGACGATCCACATTCCGAGCAAGATGCTTTATCACCACATGTCCTCGATGCACATTACGAGTGGTATACTTCTGGTCCACGTCAACGTTTACAACCTGGCGGCGCGATTGTGTTAGTCATGACGCGTTGGTCAGTAAAAGATCTCACTGGAAAGTTACTCGAGGCCCAAAGTAAAAGCGAAGCTGCTGATCAATGGGAAGTTGTCGAGTTTCCAGCTGTTATAAATGACAAACCTATGTGGGGTAATTTTTGGACCATGGATGGTTTAGAATCAGTCAAAGCTTCCATACCATTAACTAAATGGAATGCACAATGGATGCAGCAACCTACATCCGAGGAAGGTGCACTTATAAAACGTGAGTGGTGGCGTGAGTGGGAATCCGAAAGTATTCCTAATTTAGAGTTTATTATACAATCGTATGATACAGCTTTTTCTAAGAAAGAATCTGCTGACTTTAGTGCCATAACAACATGGGGTGTATTTGAGCCGGAAGATGGTAGTGGAAAAGCATTAATTTTGTTGGATGCTAAACGTGATCGTTGGAACTTCCCTGAACTAAAAGCAGAAGCAATGGAACAATACAAGTACTGGGAACCGGAGATGGTTATCATAGAAGCCAAGGCTTCTGGGCTACCATTAACTCATGAGTTGCAAAAGATGGGAATACCTGTT